TTCTTCGTTGTGGTTGTCCAGGTCGACTTGGAGCTGGCCGTTGCGGATGCCGTTGGCCAGGTCGTCGAGCGTTTCGTACTTCGCTCGGATTTCTCTCGGTAGTCGAGCCTGGGCTTCCCGCGCCTCCTGGAGGATTTCGTAGGCGCGTTGGAGGTCGAGGTCGTAGTCGATGTCTCCGTACTGGATTGGTCGCACGTTGGGTGTGACCATGTGGCGTGCGAGGATTCGATTGATGTCCGTCGCCGCCTTGTCCTCTTGCCTGGTGCGGTCTTCTGCCTCTTCGCCATTGATGGGATTGGTCCGATAGAGGTCTTTTCCGTCGTGTGGTGTGACGGTGATTTCCATCGTGGTGCCTGCGGCGAGCGATGCTTCGTCGTTCAGATTGTCGCCGTGTCGGCGTATTACTGGGAACACGTGCACGTGTTACCTCCCTGTGTCGCGGAGCATTTTCAGAATCTCCGCTGCGGTTTTGGCGGTTGACATTCCGCCTTTGAGTTTTCCCATCATCTCTTCGAATTCAGCGGTGTTTTTCATGCCTGGTAGCATGAGTTCCGCGGCCGCGGCTTGAGCCGCGGCTAGGCGGACGTTGAAGGGTTGTGCTGCTTCGTTGAACCGCCACGCCTGGTGGCGTGCTTCGATTTCCCGCTCGACGAGAGCTGTGTTCATGCTCGCGAGTCGGTTTTGTGCTCGGTTGTTCGCGACCTGGCTGGTTTTCACAGCCAGGTCGGCGTCTGATTGGTCCCGGGCGATTTTGAGCTGGGTGTTCAGTGCCCGGGCTTGTTGTGCGTTGCTGGCGAGGTCTCCGACCACGTTCTGCATCGTGGCGGAGGCGCCACTCGGTGAGCTTGCCCCGCGCTCGTATGCTAGGGCGGGATTCAAACCCGCCCGGCGGTAGTCTTCTGCTGCACGCTGCGCGGCTGTGTTGCTCATCTGTTCTTGAAAGGCCATTTGTTCGCGGGCGATTTGGCGATTGGCCTTGTTTGCGCTCCCCTGTCCTATTGCGTCGCCAACGACGGCGAATGCCGTCGTGATTGGGTCTAACCAATCTCTGAGGCCCATTGGCTAGAACCTGCCCAGGGCGGCAGGTGTGCCGAAGGTTGGGAGCGGTCGTGTGGCCATTCGCTCGTACTGGATGTCCGCGATGTATTGCTGGCCGTCTGCGAGGTCTCCCGCGGCTAGTACTCGAGTGACGGGAGCTAGGTCTCGGATGAATGCTTCCGAGAGTGTGGGCGGCAGCGTGAAGCGCTGCGCCAGGTGCCAGGCGTCGAGGGTGCCCGCGGCTGTGCTGCGCATGATGCCTACGACGTCGCTGTAGCGGGTGCGGTATTCGTGATACCGCTCTTGGTAGCCGAAGACGGTGTTGTCGTCGGCGTCGACGCCTGTTGCGTAGATCTCCTCTCTCAGGATTGCTTGCTCCCCGAGCTGCGCGAGCTCGGGCCAGGGGAAGTCGTACCGCGTGAATTTTCTGAAGAGTCGCGGGATCCCCTGTTGGTAGCTGAGTTCTGATTTGACGCTGATGAGGCCGAGGATGTAGCCGTGTTCGACTGAGGCGTAGCTGGCAGTGGCGTGCCCGATCGAAGTTCCCGCGCCACCGAGAGCGCCAAGAGGCGCGTCATCCGTTGGAGCTGTTTGGGCGATAGGAGTAACGTTGAGTGGACTTGAACCGCCGCCGATATACTCCGGCCTCTGTAGTCGTTGATCAGGACTATTAACATCGAAGTGTTGCTTGAGGATTTCTGTGTAGCGGGTTCCCCCGCGGGCGTCGTTCTCCAGGAGCGTTTGCACCATGAATGCTTGGCGGAACGCGTTGACGTTGACGCCGGTTGCCTGGGCGAGGTCTGCGTAGATCTGCGGTAGTGCTGTCGGCGCGGCTGTCGTCTCGACGTAGAGTTTGTCGTCGTTCAAGCCGCCCGGCGCCCAGGCCATTTTGTAGTTCGCGTAGCTGGGATTGGTGCCGTCGGTCTCCCACACGGAGAGTGGGCCGACGTTGGTGCCCTGGTTGCTTGCGCCGATGCCCGAGACGGGCGCGAGGCCAGCGACGGGAATCGTCGGGGCCGTGAATTTCTGCGCCCAGGGCAAGGCGCTTGTGAAGTAGTCGTGTGATTTTGCGCGGACCCGGATGGCGTATGACGCCAGGCTGTCGGGTCCGTCGTCCGTCTGCATGGTGAGGGAGTTGATGAGGTTCTGATCCCTGAACCAGAGGTTGTAGATGAGGTTGTACGCCCTCATCGGTAGGACGTTGACGCTTATGGTTTGTCCCGCGGTGATCTGGCCGACCGTGGGGAGGCCCATGTGGTCTTCGAGCTGGCCGATGGCGAAGCCTCCGGCCGGGCTCACGAGCTGCGGGACTGTGTAGGCGATCGTGTCGCCTGGATTGGTCTGTTCTCCCATGAATTTCGGGAATCGGTCCCAGAGGAGTCTCATTGGGACGAAGAACAGGTGGACGTCGACGCGCTGTGAGTCCAGGATGGGGAATAGCGCGGTCGCCATGCGCAGGTATGGTGTGATCTTGTAGCGCATGTGGTCTCCTGGCATGATTTCGTCGACCAGGAGCGGGTATATGTACCCGGTGTGGTAGGCGGCTTTGCGCCGCCAGGTGTTGTGGAATTTGCTGCGCGGTATGCGCGTGCGCGCATTCAGCGCGGCGTCGTCCTGGGAGACGAGTTGCCGCGTTGGTAGGTCAATGCCTCTCGTCATTGCTGGTCTCCTTGTGGCTGCGCGCTAAGCCAGGTCTTTCCGGTGAGGACGGTTCTTTGGCCTGGGACGAGTTCCCAGGCCGTGTCTTCATCGCACTGCCCGAGGGCGATGAGTTCGTAATCCCTGATGTTTTTCGCGACCAGGCTATTTGGGTTGGTTGCGATTTCGCCAAAGGCTCTGATAGCCGCGTTGTCGTTCGGGAACGACATGATGGCGTGAGTGAAGCCAACCAGGTCGTTGGCTACTGTATCTTTGATGGCGTACAGTATTCGCATTTGTAGTTTAGAGTTTTCTGTTGAGGTTTGAGATGGCCCATTGGGCCTGTGCGATTGCTTCTGCTGCTGCGAGACGTTCTGCCGATGTGTCTCTCCTTAGTGAAATGGCGTATTTTTCGTCGAGTAATTTTTCCTTTTGTTCGTTGGTTGCTTTCTGTTTCCACGCTTCGTGTAGGTAGCGTGGTACTGGTGTTTTTACTCCTCTGTCTAATGCGAATAGACGCCAGCTATGATGGTATTCGCGCGCGCTAGCGCCTATGCCTGGTCGCCTGCTCATTTGAATAAATGGAGGTTGCCAGTAGTACAGTTCTCCCGTGGCCGGGTCGAGCTGCTCGATCGCCTTGCGCTGGCGATACCCGATTTTTTTTGTGGTGTACCCGGCCACGTATGCGATTGTGTTGTTGTTGGCCTCCACTGTGTGGGTGAGTCCCATTCCCCAGGAGCGCTCTATGATTTCCTGGGCTTTCGGCGAGAGTCCGAAGATGATTGCGTGGTAATGGGGACGTAGAGTTCTTTCCCCGTATTCGCCTGACGAAAAGTGGCGAATAGCGGGAGTTGTGTCGGATCGTCTGAGGTTGATGCGGAGTCTCTTGTAGAAGAGCTGGATGTGTCTTTTTTGTAGGGTGACTGGTAGGTGCTTCTCATCGTAGGTCAGGGTTGTGAATGCCGTGGTTTCGTGGTCGTGCGTTTCGAGAACGCATCTGATCGTCCACTCCTTCGCTCTGGCTTTGCCGCACCCGAGGCATGTTCCGCAGGGGAGGCGAAGCGGGGTTGAGTCCGGCATTTCTTTTCCAATGCGGATGTCTCCTGACCTGGTGCGGTATGCGCTGATCGGATGGAAGCAGGCCATGTCAGAGCCGTATTCCGCCGCGTAGCGGGTTGGTCTTGTTGAGCCGGTGGATTTTCCCGGCCCGCCCGTTGAACGCTTTGGCGCTGTGGCGGCGATTTTCTTTGCGTCGATGCATTGTGGATGCTCCTTGGCCCGTTAGGGCCTGTAGTGGGCTCGTAGGAGCCCTGTTGAACGGTTCGGCCGGCCGCTGGGGGTTGTTTCCCAGCGGCCGGCCGACCGTGACCTGGCACATATCTCTCTGGCTTGATGAGATATGTGCTGACTGACACAGATTCATCTGGTCAGTCTATTACGGAACCTCCGGTTTTGGTAAGGTCGTGTCGATTTGACTCGGGGGTTCCGTTGTCCTGGTCTGCCGATCGGCAGCCAGGTCTTTCTTCCTGAGTTCTTCGTTGTGGTTGTCCAGGTCGACTTGGAGCTGGCCGTTGCGGATGCCGTTGGCCAGGTCGTCGAGCGTTTCGTACTTCGCTCGGATTTCTCTCGGTAGTCGAGCCTGGGCTTCCCGC